GCAGCTGTTGCTGCAAAAGATAAGATTAATAAAGTGATAATAAATATTTTTTTCAATAGTATAACTCCCATAAAGGGTGCGGAAATGACCACACCCGTTATAGGTAATTATTTTTATTTTACTTTTTGAATAGATCTTTAACGTAATTAATCCAGTTCCACCATGGTCTATTATCTAAATAACCAGAGTCTGTATCATTATCGTAAGCCTCTAATTCAAATGGATTACCGTAATATGCTGCGCTCCAGCTCCCCTTTGTCACGCGGCCAATAACATAAAATAATCCATACAATATCCATTGAAAAACAAAAAGCATTTCTAATTGTTGTAAAAAATGAATAGTCTCGTGAACTCTTACTTTTTCACTTAACTCTCCACGGCAAACAACAAATGGTCCAAAAGAAAAAGCCCACACATCAATTGGTGCAACCTTTGACAGCCAGACCGGTACTTCGCTATTTTCAATAAAAATTGGTTTTAGTTTTCTCATTTGCTTGATTCCCTTTTTTATCCCTTTGGATTCTTGCAAAGCTTTCGAACATCGCATTCCAATTAATCTCATTAATGCCATCTTCTAACATCATGGCATGTGTCTGAGTTTTATTAAAAGTATGTTCAAAGTTATCAACAACCCATTCGATACTTTGTTTAGTCTGTGTTGATAAACTAGGACTATACAATTGCATCAAGTTGTAATTAGACTGGATAAGTTGTTTATTCTCTTTGATAGAAATGAACGCTTTTGCGTTGCTTTCTTGATTTTCACAAAACTCTATCAAATTATTAATATAAACATCTTCTTCTTTTTTAAAGAAAGGGAATCTTTTTGCAACAGTTTTTAGGCCGATGCCAGGAACTCCATCTAGGTTATCAGATTTGTCTCCGACAATCGCACGAGCAAGAGCAAAGTTGTTTGGATGAATACCATGCTCATCTATTATACTGTTTTGAGTTAATAGCTTTTTTTGAACTGGACGAAAAAGTATAGTCTTTTGATCAAGCAATTGATAAAAATCTTTATCGCTTGAAACTATAATTTTTTCGCTGTCTCGTAAACTACTGTGTCTGCACAAGTAAGATATGATATCATCGGCCTCAACCTCATCTGCGATTAGCTGCATAACTGGAAAGTTATTTAGATATTCACAGATTCTTTCTTGCTGCCATATTTTATTTTCTTTCTCTTGCGCCTCCGTCAAAACTTTAAAATCACGATTAAGACGTATCGGTGCACGACCCTCTTTGTAATTTTTATTTTGTTGTTTACGTTTTCTACTTCCACCGCGTCCGTCCCAACAAACAATAACCTGTGTTGGTTTCATCTCACGACAAAGTTTTTGAAGAGATTTAAGAAAGCCAGTTGTCCCACCAATGGGCTGGCCTTCTTTGGAAATCTGTGGGACTACAATGTAACTTCGCAGAAACATGTTTAGCCCATCTATAATGACTACTCTCTCGTTCATTTTTGTTACGCAGTTTCCTCATAGAACTCAGTGGCATCACCAGTTCTTTTATCAAATTTACGGACAACTTCTTCATCCATTATTTCTAGTACGCGTGATTTAAACTTTTCATCCTCAAGTTTGTCTAGCCAACGTGCTGACTGAAACTTTTCGCTTGTACCATCAGTAAATTTAAGTTCATACCAGGCGCCTGCGCGGTCAAGGTGTTCTGAGCCTTGAATAGCTTCAAACCAACTTTCCTCATCAGCAACACCAACACTGTCGCCCCAAAGTATTTGGAACTTGCATTGCCGGCCTTGCGAACCAAAGCGAGACTTTTCTAACTTAACTTTAACGGTATTACCAATGCGATAACCTTTATCATCAGTCACGAAAGACGCTTTTGCCTTTGGTCGGGTAAGCCAAACACGAAGTGAGTAAGCATAAATCATTGCTTTACCACCCGGTGTCATATAAGGTGTAGTCAACGCTTCAGATGGTGAGCGAGTAATATTTGCCTTTAGCTGATTCAACACAAGGAAGGTCGATTGACTATTCGCAATAGGAACAGTTAATTTTGACATACCCTTCGATAAAATCCTAGCTTTGACGGCCATTGTGGATTGTGGGTTAAAATCTCCCTCTACATCTGAAATAGAAGGCGTAAGAGCCAGACTATCCCAGATAAAAAGAAACTGACTATCAGTTGAAGAGAGTAGTTCCTCAATCGTCTCTAAGACAAACTCCACTGAAGTTGCTTGAACATAAAGAATCTTAGATGGATCACATCCGGCCTTTTCTAAAAAGCCAAAGTCTAATGAAGACTCTGAATCAAAGTAGACAACATCTATCCCCATCTTCTGAGCGTTGCCTGCTATCTGCGCAGCCATGTAAGATTTACCGCTAGCCTCCAGACCAGCAATTTCTGTAACTTTACCCACGGGTATTCCAGCTAGCTTACCACGACAGATAATACTATCAAGCCAACGAGAACCAGTTGGTATCCATTGTTTTACAGTCGTTGGATTGTTCGGATCTGCTAAATCAACAGAGACTTCTTGTCCTGCTTTTTTATTTATTAATTTTCTCATCTGGTCCATTGTTAAACGTCCAGCGGTTTTCTTTTTAGCCAATCTCATTTTCCTCCTCTCCTAAGTTTTCATTTAGTAATCTATCTGGTCTAAAAGCATATATGGGGCCTCTATAACCACTTTTATCTAGCTTGAGTGAAATATTATCACCATGATCTCTAATCTCTAAAATATATTCGCGAGATCGCTGAATAAGATTAGATACATCACTATTATCAGACCAAAACCAAGCATAACCCTCTCTTATGTCTTGCTTTGATGCATGCACAGAAGACTCGCTGGTAGGTCCACCTCCAAGACCTTTATATCTATTTGCTATGTCCTGTAAGGCTTTTTCGAAACCTTCTTCTCCTTTTGTCCATTTTTTCACGGTTATCTCCTAAAAAACATATGTTGTTTGTGTTTTTTCTTTATCTGTATTCTTATTTATCAAGCCAAACCTGTCCTCCATGCTTTCATAATCATCATATAGATCATCAGGTGTTGCTTTGATCTCCATTTTTATTTTTTTAAACTTTGTTTTTTTACCCATTATATCGTATTTAAAGTGACTTAAGAAGCCGCCATAAACTCTAACTCGGCCGCACTTACATTCTCTTAAATCTTCTGACGCTCTTGAATATACGGTTGTATTACACTCTTCACAATGAATCGCTCTTACTAGCAATTTTATCCCTTCCTTTCATAATAAAATAAAAAGGGACACCCGAAGGTGTCCCAATAAATTAATCTTCTAACATTTTAGTTAAAGGCTTTAAGTTAATTATCTTTTGTTTCCACTGGAGGCTACATCCACCACGAGACTGTAAATCAACTTTGCGAAAATGCATCATCATGCCCTTTGCAATTGATTCACCATGTCTATGATGCACACGGCCACCTTCAGACTTATATTTATAAGCAATATTGCTTTGGTTTTCTGGTCCGACTATCCTATCTAAAAATAATTCAAAGTCAGTTTGTATCTTGCTTCCGTTGCTTAAGTCTGGATACAAAGAATAACAAATAGTAAGCGCCTCAAGCAGCTCGCCGTTAATCTTTTTCAGATTAGTTGGCCACGCGATTTGCGCTGCTGTCCTAGCGCGTGAAACGTTGACACCAAAGTTGCCGCCATGCCTCATTGCATTTCGAAATGCCCCAACTGTTACATTAGGAGAGTTGGGGGCGCCCACAGTTCCTTGTGGCCCAGGTGCACCATAAACACTCAGTCCAGCGTTCTTAAGATTTCTCTCTGTAGTTACAGCGCTTGGAATACCTGCTAGAACTTCATGAACAAAAACCTCTTCTTTGTTTGCTGTTTTGCGATTCTTGGCGTTAATCTCCACGAACAATAAGTGATACTCTTGATCGTTCACAACGTTAATAATAAAACAAGGCATCATAGGGTTTAAAGGAAATGTTTTTTCCCACATTGCTCTTCGGTGATCACCATCCAAAAGGTATTGCTTTCCATCAGGATATTGTGCGACGACTGGAGGAACAAACTTCTTAAAATCAAATCCATTCTTAAGATATTTTTTTATCGTAGATGCTTTTGTTTCACGATTGACTAAGCTCTTGACGTTAACTTTGACTTGTGATAATTTTCCCAATTGACCTAGAACTGGAATTGTTTGAGGTAATTTTAAATTACCAATAATCTGATTACTCATAATACTATATTCCTTTCTCATGAGGTATACTAAGGTTTTGAGGGCGTTAGCTCTTACACAAGGTACCTTATCACCTTTTGAATTAAATAATTCTTTTATATTATAACAAATGTTGAGGCCACTGTCAACCCTGGCCTCCCTGCGGTTTTTATTTTTAGCTACCTAGTAGCTCAGAGAATGCCTTATCGACATCCGAAACCGATCCAGCAGTTGTCGCCACTGGCTGGTTAGAAACCGATTCATCAACTGTATTGAGGAAGCGATCAAGGATATCCGCTACTTGCGTAGTGGACCGACGAGCATCTGCAAAGACCTCATCAAAATCAGGAACGGACTCCATAATAGCACGTGCCTGTGTTTCATCTTCATGTAAAAGAGATGAACGACGTCGAGGAGTAATCTTGGTTTCAGGAAAAGAGGCCCCTGCTGGCTTTGAGTAGCCAATAACCAAATCAGTCCCCTCGTTAGGATCTGTAATATCGCCATATTCTGGATTAAGAACAAGGCCGAGTAGAGTTTCGTAAGCGCGCTTACCAAATCCCCAAACTTTCACGCCCTCTTCTTCTTGTCCTCGAATAAGGACTGGAGCAAAGAAACGCTGCTTTGCACCTAGCTTACGTGCAACACGCTTTGACTCTTCAGAGCCTTCACGCCACA